AGTATGAGCGCAATTACAAATGTTTATTCGTCTCTCTCGGATTTGTCTATTAGCATGGCAAGTGGAGTTATTCCTTATGCCTACGATCTGGACGAATTGCCGGAGTCTATTACTACCGCGCAATTGCCATGCCGGTTACTATTGCCGGTTGCAACGATGCCAGGAGAGGGGCGTGAGGGCATGCACATTGCAATTGGAACCGCTATGTCGATCAACTGGCAGATAACCGACTTGATGCTTTGGCAACCATCCGAACAGGGATTGGGCTTGCGTGAGTTTGCGCCGAAGCTGGTTGAATATTCTGGTAAATACTTGGATGGAATGCGGACGTGGGGAAAATGCCCCTATGCCAACACGACTCTGCAGAGCGTGTCAATTACGCCGGGTGAATACGAGTGGCCGCGAGGATCGGGACGCTTCTATGCCGGCGTGCTATGTTTATTACAGATTTTGGAGGTAGTCAGTGGATAAGAAATATATTTATCAGGGTGGTGGCTACTTCGTGGGACTGCCAGCGCGCGACTTGGACGCGGATGAATGGAAACAGTTCCCCGAGGAGCTGACAAAAGCCGCGCTCAAAGCGGGCTTATACAAAATCGAAAAAGAGGTGAAGGATGCTTAACGCACACAATGTATTACAACTTGGCTGGCAGTCCGGGTTTGGCACGGCGAATGGAACGGCAACCCGCAAGCTTCAGAACGTGTCGAGCTTCAAATTACGCCCTGAGTTTGAGACGCGCGCGCTTGACCAGATGCGCGGCACGCTTGCCCCAACCCATCAGACCACGTTGGATCGCTATCTCTCGAGCGCAACTGCTGAAACGAGCGATACCGACTTTGAGGAATTGAACTACTGGTTGGAAATGCTATTCGGCACGGTCACACCTTCAGGCTCGGCTAACCCTTACACGCGCACTTATAGCGCGCCGACCACCAGTGCCATTACTCCGCGCCCCGCAACGCTGCAATTTGGGCAGGCCGACGAGGTCTGGCAGATGCAGGACGCAACTGTTACCAGCCTGACCTTGAGCGGCGCTGCCAACTCCGGCGTGAGCGTGGGGGCGTCACTAATGGGCGGTAAAGTAAAAGAGGGCGCACTTGCTACGCTCCAGGATGTTACCACTGGCACAAGGCTAAGTGGCTGCATGGCTTCGGTCAAATTAGCAGATTGGAGTAGCTCCACTTTTACCGCGTTGGCTTCAAGCGCGTTCTCATGGGAATTGAGCATCAATGCTAACCGCGAATACCACAACTTCCTGGGTGAATGCACACCGAGTGCCTCCTACGATAACAAATGGAGCGGGCAATTGAAACTGTCACTGGAGCTGAACGCGTCCACCGACGATTATCTGATTGCCATGCTTGCGGCTGCCAACACAATCTTGGAAAAGCGCGTTCGCATCATCTATACCGTTGGAGCGACCACGACCTTGCGCTCGATGACGATTGACTTTGCCGGTCATTCGATGCAGGCGCCGGAGCTGTTTCAGGATAAGAACGGCTTGATGACTTACGATCTGGTGCTGGACGGCGTGTATAACCCGACCGCATCTAACTGGCTGTCCATCGAGACTAAATCTGCTCTGGCTACGTTATAGAGGCTGATATGGAATTCGAACACGAAAAGTTTGGCAAGTGCGTTGTTTCAGAACTAACCCAGAAGCAACTGGAAGACTTTCAAATTGACGTAAAGGGGCTGCTTAATGAGCCCCTGTCTGTATGGCGCGGCATGACCGTTAGAAGTGCTATAAAACGCGGCTTTCTGGTTGAGCCCGCATGGAAGGTTGAAGATGTAGACACGGCCAAGCCGTCTCAGATTATCTGGATATCGAACTGCATTACTAAGGTTGTCGCTGAGGTAACGCGCGTCGACCCTTTATCCTAATCGCCGCCGCTGATTATGCCGATGGAACGATTACGGACATGCCGCCATTGTTGGAGCTTGCGCTTAGTTGCGAGAACTACCGCGCATTGCCTTATAGTGGGGGCGTGATGGATCAACCCGCCGGCTTGTTGCGTAAAATGCGGCAAGTGCAGAACATCTATGAAGCGGTGAAGTTGTATAAGCGCGAAGGCAATAAACCTGGTAAGGCGGCAAAGTGGAAACGCGAGCATGAAGACGTGTGGGACATTGTAGACCAAGTTGAGAAATTGAGGAAAGAATATGCCTGATATACGCGTCATTATTAGCGCAATGAATAAGGCTTCTAAAGACATAGATCAAGTCAAGAAGGATATTCAGGGCGTTAAATCTGAAAGTAAAGACGCTACGCCAGCCGTCGGCGGCTTCGGCGATAAACTAAAGAGCATGATGGGCACGGCGGCTGCGGCTGCTGGCGCTCTTGCCGCTGTTGGGCTTGCGGTAAAAGAAGTTTACGATGGCATAAAAGAGGGGGCGGAGCTTGAGTATGCGGCAAGCAGGTTTGACCGATTAGCTGAAGCGGCTGGAACGACCGCCGATGTTCTGCTTGGCGAGCTAAAAGAAGCAACGAGCGGGATGATTAGTGACTCAGAGTTAATGAGCTCCGCAAGCGATCTAATGGCTTTGGGGTTGGCAGACACCAGCGAAGAGGTTATAAGACTTACTACTGTTGCCGGCGCGTTGGGTATGAATATGAACCAACTCGTCTTGACGCTGACGAATCAGACCACAATGCGGTTTGACGCGTTAGGCGTGAGCGTGGCTGGCTTTGACGAGAAGGTAAAAGCCCTCACAGATTCTGGCATGAGTGCCCAGGACGCGTTTTCCGAAGCGTTTCTCCAGCAAGCCGAAGAACAAATAGAAAAAGTTGGAAGTAAAGCTGGAACTTCGGCTGGACAAATTCAGACGATGGAATCGGCGTTCAAGAACCTGGGCGATGCGATCAAACTAACTACGGCTGATGCTTTGGACGGATTAGCGCCGGTGCTGACTTCGCTTGCCGACCACATGACTGAGAATGTTCAAGTCGGACAGCAATTCGGCGATGTTATAGGTGATTTGAAAGACCTGCAAAAAGCGGGCGTTATCTCAGGAAAAGAATACAACGCCATGCTGCGTGACATCGGCATTCACAGTGGGATGGGTGCTGTTACTACAGAACAATTAGCAAAAGCGCAGGAATATCTCTATCAAACAATTGGCTACACCTCAGACGGTGTTATCACCTACACCGAAGCAGTGCAGATGGGGCAGGCGCAACTTGCATTGATGGCGGCTGAGAGCGAGAGCGCGGCGTCCGCGACCGAATCAGTGAGAGACGCGACAAATGACGCTAACGCGGCAATGCAGAGATACACCTCATCGCTTCTGTTCAAGATCGCGTCCGAAGGCTTGAGCTCTGAGGGGGCGTATAGACTTGCTGAGGCAATGGGGCTTGTTGACAAAAACACAGTTGCTGCCACGAAACAAACTAATGTTTATAAACAAATGCTTGATTCTGGGATGATCTCCCAGAGGCAGTATAACGCGCTGATAGCCGACCTTGATGACAAAATAAGCAACCTGCCAGAAGGTAAGGAATTGACAGTTACTGCAAACACAGAAGAAGTGATGACAAGACTGAGAGCAATCGAGGCGTTCCAGTTCGGTGACAAACCCGCAAGGGTGAAATACGAAGTCGACGACGGCGCGGTCAGGGGGTATAGACCGCCGACACTGTTTGGCACCGTCAACTACAGAGCGAACGTAGCAGTGCCGCGTGCCGTTGGCGGCGCGGTCACGGGAGGCAACCCCTACACCTGGCAGGAATACGGCTACCGCGGCGAGCTGTTTATTCCGAGTGTGGATGGGTTCGTGTTGTCTAGGGCGGACGCGGAGCGGGCTCTGGCGCGCGCGCTATACGGCGGCGAATCGGCAATAGACCCCGAGGCGATCGGCAAGGCGATAGCGAAAGCCTTGAGCGGGATAACAACCAGCAGTACCAGCGGCGGAAACGTCTACAACCTCACGATGCCAACGAGCAGCAATCCGGCGGACGTGAGAACCGCGTTTGAATTGATGGAGGCTTGGGCATGACAGCACCTGTATTGGCACAAAAGAAGTTCTGGGTAGTGAAGCCGAAGGCTGGCAGAAATGAGCTTTGGAATCCTACCTTTGCAACACCGCAAGGAATTAGTTATTGGACTGCAAGCGGCGCTGGAGTAACGATAGAATTGACTGGTGATTACGCGCGATGGGGCGCTCGCTCAATGAAAGTGAAAACAGCAACTGGCGTTGCAAGTTCTGCTTATTACAATCGCGGGTTGAAAGTAACCAGCGGTCTTAAATATACATTTAGCTGTGACGTAAAAGGCGTTGCTGGTCAACGGATGCGCATTGTTATTGCCACTTCTACGGGTACAGCCAGAGCAACCAAAACTTTTACCGCCACTGGCTATTGGCAAAGGATGGAGGTTACTTTATCAGCAACTGAAAGTGTAACTAATTACAGAGTGCAAATTACCAGAGATGCGGTCAGTTCTACTTTGCCATTCTACGTTGACGGCGTCCAGTTTGAGCAGGAAAGCAAGGCTACCACATTCATTCACGGCTATGGTGATGGTTGCAAATGGGAAGGCGCAATTAGAAGCAGCGCATCTATCCGCTCTGCCAATACCGGCTTGGGTGGGGAGTTGGTCGACCTTGACACTTATTGTAAGGTTGTTCAAGTGACCGGCTTAGGTCACGGCGACTGGAATCAGATATTGACCAAGATGACTTCCGGCGGCGATATGTACCAAACGCACATTCGTAAGAGCCGCAACTTCTCGATCGTGGTGGACTTCATCGGTGACACGTTAGGCGAGATTGAGACCAACCGGAAAGCGGTTATTGACATGCTGCGCCCTGACTTATTGAGCAACTTGTCTGTCAGGGAGCAATTTGGCATCAATATGCCGGGCAGTTACAGAGGGCACGAACAGCGCATTATCAGGTATCAGGGCTTTGCAGCGAACGGGGACGAGGCTACTCAGCCGGTGGACATCGTTTGCGTGCCACTGTCCGCCTCCCTTGTGGACACTCCCGACCTGCCCAACCACCAACGCGCCGTGCTGAATTTCGTCGTTCCGAGCGGATTGTTGCAAGGCGCTTACAACGAAGGCAAGGAGCTTGACCTGTACGCCAACTTTCCGGCGGAGCACATCGTCAAGCGCGACAAGGACGGGAATTGGTGCACGTGGGACGGCACGAATGGCACGAGCCTGATTACGGGGCTGAATGGCTTTGTTAGCTGCATGGCGGAAGGCCCAGACGGCAAGGTTTATGTGGGTGGTAATTTTACAAATGCTGGTGGAGTAACAAACGCAGACTATCTGGCGCGTTGGAATCCGGTTACAGAAAATTGGGAAGCAGTAATTGCTGGAATATCTTCTTATGTCCAATGTATGAAATTTGACGCTAATGGAGATTTATATATAGGTGGTTTTTTCACTGCCATTGGCGCTGTGACGGTGAATAAGATAGCTAAAATTACAAGCCTGTATTCTGGAACGGCTCAGGCAGAAGCTTTGAATACCGGCGTTGACGGGGGGTCGGCCCTTGTAATTGATTTAGAAATTGCACCGGGTGGAAGTTTATATATTGTTGGAAATTTTGGAACGGTATCAAGTGTGGCAAACACAACTAACATAGCGCGCTGGGACGGCACAACATGGTCTGCTTTGTCTACGGGGCTAAACAATCACGTATATGCATTTGCTTTTGCGCCCAATGGAGAATTGTATATCGGCGGTGGATTTACTGACGCCGGATATCCCTATTTATGTAAATGGAATGGAACGGCATTTTCGGCTGTTGGCACTAATACAGATATTGGCGCGGCGGTCAGGGCGCTCGCTTTCGATAAACAAGGTAACTTATATATTGGTGGCGATTTTATAAATGCAGGCGGAATCGCTAACGCCGACAATATTGCAAAGTGGACTGGCAGCAGATGGGAGTCATTGGGCACGGGGACAAATAACACAGTTTATGGCCTTTTTGAAAGTGCAGGTAAACTCTATGCATTAGGCGCCTTTACCACCGCTGGCGGACTTAGTTTGACAGACCGAGTTGCTGTCTGGGCTAACGGCGCATGGCAGCCGCTGGATATTGACCTGCCGGGAGCGGCGTGGGTTCTTGCAATCCTTCCCGCCTCAGACGGCTCTTTATACATCGGTGGGGGGTTCTCAACCGCTGGCACAGCCGGAACGCCGAACGCCAAGACCGGCATTGTGGCGCTCAACCTGAACGTCACAAGCGCAAGCGCGAATACATATCCGGTTATTAGCGTCACCGGTCCTGGTACGCTCAAAATGATCACAAACTATCGCACTGGGAAAAGCGTCGCTTTTGACGGGCTAACGCTGCAACCCGGCGAATGGATCAGCTTGAACTTCGACCCGCTCAACCTCAGCTTCAGAAGCGGATGGGCTGGCAGGGGCAACCTGATGCGCTATGTCGTTCCCGGAAGCGATTACGGGGACTTCTACCTGTCACCCGGCGCAAACTATCTCTCGGTCTTCATGACCGACACGACCGCCGCAAGCGGGGCAACAATTGCCTGGACTCCGCTGTTCTGGGGATTAGACGGAGCTTTACTGTGAGATACGAGTTAGTCTGGTACACGCACGAGGGAGTCAGAAAAGGCGTAATTCAGGCGTTTAACGGGCTTGAGTACGTCAAAACTCAGAATGCCATTGGCACGCTGGTGGTAGACTTGCCGCGCGGGCTGATGCAGTACGATCAATTCGCAGTCGGCGACATATTCGAAATATGGCGGGAAAAGAATGGTACACTGGAGCTCCAGAACGAAACCGCCTACTTTTTGCAAGACTGGAAATTCTGGACGGATAGCGATGGCGCGGAGTATATCCGCCTTGTAGCCTTTGACGCGAACTGGCTATTGGACACGGCGATTGTTTGGGCTTATTCTGGAAGTGCGGCGGCAAGTAAAACGGGCAAGCCGGACGATATGCTGAAGGCAATTGTAAAAGAACAATTAGGCGTATCTTCTGGCGTAGCTTCACGAACAAAACTAACTTGCGCGCCGGACTTGGGTGCGGGCGGGGCTGCCATTGCAAAGGACTTTGCATATCGAAATGTGCTTGCCGTGCTTCAAGAAATCTGCGAAGTAGCGCAGGAAAAGAACGACATTTGGCTTGGCTTTGACGTGGTTAGAACCGCGCCGGGACAATTTGAATTTAGGACTTACACGGGGCAACGTGGACAAAATCACGGGCGCGCCTCTGGTGATCCGCGCTTAGTTGGCAGGCAATATGGCAACTTGAGTGAGGCTGCATTCGGCACGTATCATGCTGATGAGCGCAATGTGGTGTTAGTTGCCGGGCAAGGGGAAGATGCCGCGCGGACATTAGTCACCCGTTCTAATACTTCCAGAATGAACGCAAGCAAGTGGAACAGGCGCGAGTACTTCAAAGACAGCCGGGACGATTCTACCACCGCCGCGCTTGAGGCGGATGGCGACGCCGCGCTGGATGAATTCCGCCCACGTCAAGTGTTGACTGGCAAGCTGCATGACACGCCTGGAATGCAATATAACATTCACTATCAGTTTGGTGACATATTGAGCACGGAGGCGTTTGGCTACCATGTGGACTGCCATGTGGGGAGCGTGAGGGTAAGGGTAGACCAGGACGGCGGCGAACAATTGGACATCAAGCTGCGAGG